CATTGTAACTGCAAACAGAGTGCTTGGAAGTTCAACCGCAAATGGAATTATAACAGAAACTCAAGTGCAAACTGCAATGATTGCTGATGACGCTGTTACTACTGTTAAAATTCTAGATGATAATGTCACATATGCTAAAATCCAAGACGCCAGCGCTAATTCAGTTTTAGTTAGAGACGGTGCTGCGGATGGAGATATATCAGCAAAAACTTTAACAGATACTCAAATTTTAATTAATAATGGAGCAGGATTTACGGCTACAGCATTATCTGGCGATGTTACAATGACAAATACTGGGGCTGTTACGATTGAATCTGATGTTGTAACTTATGATAAAATGCAAGACGCCAGCGCTAATTCAGTTTTAGTTAGAGACGGCGCTGCGGATGGAGATATATCAGCAAAAACTTTAACAGATACTCAAATTTTAATTAATAACGGAGCAGGATTTACGGCTACAGCATTATCTGGCGATGTTACAATGACAAATACTGGGGCTGTTACGATTGAATCTGATGTTGTAACTTATGATAAAATGCAAGACGCCAGCGCTAATTCAGTTTTAGTTAGAGACGGTGCTACAGTCGGAGATATATCAGCAAAAGTTTTAACAGATACTCAAATTTTAATTAATAATGGAGCGGGATTTACGGCTGCGACATTATCAGGCGATGTTACGATGACTAATGCCGGAGTAATAACAGTTGATCCATCGGTAGTCGGGACTGTGAGATTAGGTGGAACAGCTCCAACTTCACCTTCAAACGGTCATGCTTGGTTTGACGATGTGACATCTGGAGAACTGTTCATTTATAGTGATAGCGCATCAAATTGGATACAAGTTACTGGTGTAGTCGCTAATGTAGCATTTTCAGATTTAACAAGTACTCCAACTACCTTAGCAGGCTACGGAATTACAGATGCACCGTCTGCATTAACAGATTTAGGAATTACAGATGGAACAAGCGGACAAGTATTAACAACAGACGGTAGTGCTGGATTTACATTTGCATCTGCATCAAGTAGTACAACTCTAGGAGGCGTTGGTACTTATGCCTTTCTAATGCGGACATCAACAGCACAAGGTAGCACAATATCTGTGGGGTCGTCATACTCTGGTAGTTCGTTGACATACGCTGGTGTATCTAGGTCTGCGGGTAATAATATAATCATTTCTCCAAGTGGAACACCTCCTGGAACATGGAGAGCAATGGGCCACGTTGGCGGTGCATTCGGTGGATTTAATCAAAGAGCAACTTCATTCGTGAGGATTTCATAATGCCCATTACAATTACACAAGTGCGTAATGCACAATCGCTTAACGCAGATAACACTCGTATGGATGTAGAAATTAATCATCCTGATTACGGTTGGATACCTTACACTTTAGACCCTATCGACACTGACACCACTATTGATAACAATGTTGTAATGTCTTTAATAGATACAAACTTTACAGCTTATGTTGCGCCCACACAGGCAGAAATTGATTCAGAAACCGCATTGCAAGTTCGTTCTGATCGTGATTATAAGCTACTTACAGAAGTAGATCCTTTAGTGTCAAATCCTTTACGTTGGGCTGATATTTCATCTAGCAAACAAACAGAATGGGCACAGTATAGAACTAACTTATTAAATGTACCACAACAGTCAGGATTTCCCAATACAATCTCTTGGCCAGAGAAACCTGTATAAGATATATAATCAGGAGAAACGAGAATGTCATATCCAACAAACCCAGCGACTGGTGACACATATGTTTTAGGAACAAAATCTTGGACCTACGATGGTACGAACTGGGTTAATCAAGCAACGTTTGCAACGTTTGGCGGTGCAGGCGGTGCAGTTCCAGCAGGTACAGTAATATATCATGCAGCTAACACACCCCCTACAGACTTTATCAAAGCTAACGGTGCTGCCATATCAAGAACAACGTACTCTGATTTGTTTTCAGCAATAGGCACAACATTTGGTGTGGGTGATGGGTCCACTACATTTAACGTCCCTGATCTTCGTGGTGAGTTTCCTAGAGGTTGGGACGATAGCCGTGGAATTGATGGTGGTAGAGCCTTTGGTTCGGCTCAAGCGGATGAGCTAAAAGCACACACTCACAACTACACAGACGGGACAAACGGAACAAACCCAACAGGCACCGGGGCCGGAACAAATAATTCGTTTCCTGTGGTGAATGGACGAGCGACCAGCGAGACAGGTGGCGCAGAAACCCGCCCAAGAAACATAGCTTTGCTTGCTTGCATTAAATTCTAAGGAGACACCGGCATGAACGTATATCAAACTGATCTGAATGGTGTTTTCGTAGGCACAACAATAGCAGACCAAGACCCTTTGGACGGTAATAACTGGCTTATCCCAGCGGGTTGTGTAGAAACTGAACCACCAACAATAACTGACAGCCAACTTGCTAAGTGGGATGGTTCAGGATGGGTTGTAGAGAATATACCCGTTGTAGAACCTGATCCAGAACCTGAGCCTATTGCACCAGAAGTTTTAGCCCGTAGAAAGCGTGACGGACTATTGATGACTTCAGATTGGACACAGGTTGATGACTCTCCTGTAGATAAGTCTGCTTGGGTAACATACAGACAACTTTTACGGGACGTACCAAGCCAAGCAGGATTTCCAACAAATGTAACTTGGCCTACTGAACCTGAATAATTAATTATGCAAATAAAGGTGATGAATGACACATAATGATAAAGTATTTTATTCTCAAATACAAAATATCTCTGTTGCAAATACTGTTCTTGGAAGTTCAACTGCAAATGGAATTATAACAGAAACTCAAGTTTTTAATGAAATGATTGCAGATGATGCAATAACAGCAGTCAAAATTCCAGATGATGAAATTACATATGCTAAAATTCAAGATATGGATGCCAATTCAGTTTTAGTTAGAGATGATGCTGCAGCTGGTGATGCATCATCTAAAATGCTATTAGATACTCAAATTTTAATTAATAACGGAGCAGGATTTACTGCAGCTTCGTTGTCTGGTGATGTTACAATGACTAATAACGGAGTTGTAACGGTACTAAAATTAAACAAAGCAATAATTAATATCGATAATAATAAAAAAAATATTGCTATTAATGCAGAAAATATCGCTACTAATACAGATAACATCAATAGCAATACTAAAGCAATTGAAAATATTAATCTTCCATCAGGTAGTATTATGACTTTCTCAGTTGGCCTAGAACCCAAAGGTTGGCTAGAATGTGATGGTTCAGGTATCGATAGAAAATTATATTTAAATTTGTTTTCTGCGATTGGCACTAAACACGGAATGGGTGATGGTACTAACACCTTTAATGTTCCAGATTTTAGAGATACTTATATCAATGACGTTGAAGTGATGTACTGCATTAAAATATAAGGAATTAATTATGACATTAATATATAATTATGATAAAAAAACTAAGGTATATACCAATACAACTACTGCAAAACCATGCCCTTTAGGAGGTAATGATCGCATTCCAGCCCACGCAACTACAATTCCTATTCCAGATCTATCAGATAAAGAATGTGCAGTTTGGGACGGATCTGCTTGGACTATAGGGCCTGATCTCAGAGGAACGGTATATTGGATAAATCATTACGAATCTAAAACTATAACAGAAATTAATACTGATATTCCTTTTGATGCATACCTTACTCAGCCATTTGCAAAACCAGAAGAAGGATCAACTGCAGAGTTACTTGCTGAATACCAACTGGCAGTGCAAAAAGGAATAGATGATAGAAATGAACGAATTCGTTTACATTTAAAATCTATAGCTAAGCTATAATTAATTAAATGATACTTTAACAACATTACCATGTGGATCAAACATTGTACTAACTCTACTGACTTTGCAATTAGTGCTAGTTCTACATTTCCACCATTCTTCGGCTTCTTCTTGAGTGTTAACTGTTATTGCAGACCACTCAAGAGGACCTTCAGTTCTAGGTTTTCCTGTAGTTTCATCGAATTGCCTAACGCTGAATTGTCCTCTGAGTGTCCACATAGTGTATATCCTTATGCCCATCCCTCAGCTAACATAGTTACAACTACAGGCTCTTTGACTTCTAGCCCTAGTGATTCGCCGGTTTCAACATTAAATTCTTCGACGGTGGTCTGGGACATCCAGTCACAGGCTGTGCCTTGAGGAGCTGTTGCCCATTCGATGATAGAAGTCTTTTTAAAAGTAATCATGGATTTGTCCTTTTTATTTCTTCATTTTTACTAGAGTACGAAGGTGGAGACATTGGATGTTATATCCTCCAGCTAAGATTGTATCGATTTCAATCCGCTTGTTTCCTTTGTCTGTTTTTACATTAAAGACTCCGTGAAAACCATCTGAGGTTTTAGAAATATTTGAGTCTTTAACTTCTGTGATACCGAATTTTTCCAGCTTTTTAGCTACTTTAGCATTTCTTGCTTCGATTGTTCTTTTGCAGTTCTTTTCAAATACCTGAGCAATTCCGGCATCGTTATTTTGAGAAAGTGTGTTATAATGACCTTTACCACCGCAAATCCGAAACATTTCTTCGTAGAAGCCCCAGCTATCGTTATTCCAATTTTTGTAACCTTCATTTCTTTTTGCACTATAGTGATGGCCAAGGATGTTATCCATACGCCATTCTTTAAGAGCTGCTTTCCGTCCTAAGGCCCATTCGATTTGACCATCAATGAATTTTTTATCAAGATCAGTAAAGACTTTTTCTAGGTTTGAGATGATCTGCTTCATTTGGTAGTCTCCTTTGTTAATACCTTTATAAACTAGTTTTTAGCAAATGTAAAGGCTTATTTTCACTTTTTATGAAAAAAAATGAAAAAAAAAGCTCCACCGAAGTGGAGCTTAGTTGGGAGGGGTTTAATCCCCTCCTTATTTTTAATTAATTCTACGCTGCGTCAAGAATGTGATCAACGCGGAAGATTCTGTAGTACTGGTTGGTTTTTACAGCAGCAAGACCATCACGACCCTGCATGTTGCTTGTATCAACGAATGGATTCGAAACCATGCCATAACGAGTTTTGAACCCGATACGTGGTTGGAAATCATTCTCACCAACAGCACGGACCATAGTCAGCGGTACATATGGGCAATAGAAGAGACCTGCGTCATAAGCATTGGTACCTTTGTATCCAACAGTGATATAATCAACAGTTGCATATGGGTCAATATAGACTTTGGTACGTCCGTTAAGAACACCAGCAAAAGTATTGCCAGTATCGTCAACAGTCAATGTGTCTTTCAGAGCTGGTGCATAATCGAGCATACCAGTTGCGGACAAGCAAGAAGCGACATCAGAAGAAGTAATGATGAAGTTACCACGACCTCTACGAGTTTCTTTTGCAATTGCGTTAGCTTCACGTTCGATTTGAACCATCAGACCTTTGAACTTTTCAACACTCCAACGACCATCAGCATCGTCTTTCAACGAGAAGATACCATTGACAGCTGTCTGAGCAGTAGATGCACCCATTTTAGCTTGGCTGTTGATTGTACGAATTACTTCGCGGTTGATTTCAGCAAGAATCTCAGTTGAAAGAATGTTGGCCAGTTCGCTTTCAGCGTCCAGTCCGTGAATTGCTTTCAGATCCTGTGCGAGTTCAAGCGAATATTCTGCTTTCAATGCACGTGTTTTGGCTGATACAGTTGCTTTCTCAATGGTGAAACCCATTTCATTGAAAGCAGAAGCTGGCGCAACGCCAGTAGTTCCAAGACCTTCACCATTTGGCGTAATCATACCGCCTTGAACACGAGTACTATTAGTAATCCGCTCTTCATCAATACTTCCGTTAGCGCCAGTGTCTGTGACACCACCAAGACCGGAACCATCAGCATCCATAGCACTGGAAGCAGAATCACCAGAGAACTTAGTATCGGCTTCGTTGAACAGAGCTTCTGTAGAAGAAGTTGCACCTTTACCATAACGTGATTTCATCGCAAAGATCAGGCCAGTTGGACCAGTCATTGGCTGAACACCACAGACGTCATATGCCATCATGTTAGGCATTGCACGACGTACGAGCGAAATAAGGATTGGATCCCATTTGTCGATAGAACCAGTAGCATTACCTGGTGCATCTTCTGTCAAGTAACCTTGCTGAGCAGAACGTGCTTCTTGCAGAGCTTTTTCTTGGTTTTCAAGAACAACAGCAGTTACAGAACGTCTGTAGCTATCGCCGATATCGCCAGCTGAAGCTTCGTTCAGGACGGGTGCCCACTTTTCAGTGAGAGATTTGTATGTGTTAGACATCTTTTTGTCTCCTTAGTTATTTGATCTGATTGCAGTTAGATATTGATCCATCCGTGCACTTGTTACAACTTCCTCGTCATCATCGAGCTCATAAGCTTCGGTGATAGACTGAGTAGGTGAAGAAGCCATGTATACTTCTTCTGCCGGTTGATCTGAAAAGTAAGATTCTACAAGAGTATCTACTTTAGCAGCAAATGCACTAGCTGATTCAAAATCAATTGATTCTGCAAGTTTAGTTAGTTTATCGGCTTGAGTTCCAACAAGATTTACTGAAGCTTCAGCAATAATTGCCTGACGCTCTAGATCTTGTGTGTAGGATCTCATTTCCAAGATAGTAGCAGTTTCTTCATTGAGTTTTTCTTCAAGAGCAATTACCTGCTCAGCAAGATCATCAACAAGATCAACTTTGGATTCTGGAACTTCGATGTAAGATTCAGTGAACAAGTCTTTCAGACTTCCCATGAATGTTTCAGCGATTTCAGTTCTAAGACCAGTTTCAACAGCCAGTCTATTTTCTTCCATCCATGTTTCAACAACGTAGTTTAAGTAACCGTCGACTTTTTCGACAAGCTCTTCACGTGCTTCGACAACAGCTTCAGAGATTTCAGAGGCATATTGCTCTTCTAGCTCTTCTACTTTTTCAGCGATAAGAGTTGCAGTAACCATTTCCATATCTGCAGCTTGTTCCATAATTTTGGAATTAACAGCAGCTTCAAAAATTGTAGAAGCTTTATCTTTAAAACTATCTGAAAGAGTTGCTTCGGATTCAACCAAAGCTTCCAGATCGTCATCAAAGTTATATTCTACTAATTCTTCGTCACTTTCATCTAAGTCTAGATCTTCGCCAAATGCTTCTTGATACAATGTATTAATAACATCGGCCGGCAAAGCTGCCAACTTAGTCATATTTTCCATTTTCATGTATCCAGTTCCAGCATTTAGTTTTTGCATCGGGTCTTGACCTGATGTATCACCATTCTTAGCTTGGTTTGCTTTAGTTCCACCGGAACCCTTTTTTGCTTCAGCTGCTGGGTCAACAGTACTATCACCTGATTTTAAGGTGCTGTCGACTTTTACTGCTTTCGCATCGCCTTTTGTTTTTGGTGCCTTAGCCTCATCCACAACTTCCGCTGCTTCATCGAGGTCATAGCCATCCTGTTCGTAATTTTGATCAGTCATGTTTTGACTCCTCTATTATTTAAGCAACGAGAGGAAATTCTTAAACTCACGAGTTTGCGTTTCTTGCAATCTCGATCGCGGAGCTTTCTTAATTTCAGTCTCAATCTTTTCAATGTCTCGAGCTTCTATCACACCATTGTTCCATATCCAGTCGACCCCCTCCATAATGCCATTAACGAAAGCGTCTGGGGCGGATGGATCTTGAACAATGTCAACCGTTGCTAACATAAAATCTTCTTTTACATAGTTGGTTCCATTACGATTCTCTAGACTTCCCATACCACGAGTTGATACACCTAGTTGAACGCCACCATCGAGTAAACCTTTAACGATCTGCCCCATTGGAGTGTCTAATATAAGTGCCTTACCCATCACATTATTACCTGACCATGTCAGCTCAGTAATACGATGGGATACTTTGTCTAAGTTTACAGTGGGACCATCTGGATGGTTCAATTCACCGACTGCTCTCTTAGGAATTACTTGTTCTTTATTATACTTATCTATAGCTTTTTCCATAATAGCTTTTGGATAAATCCTGCCATTACGGTTTTTGCTTTCAGCTTGTGCGAAAATACCTTTGATCACATGATTTTTTCCACCAGCTTCGGTAGCTTCTGTCATATAAGATATTTCTTGATCTTGGTATTCTGCAATTAATTTCATTTTATCTTACCTTATTTTAACCTACACGATATTCAATACCGTCGTCTTCATCTGCGTTATCTGGTATATGCATATCTGCCGCAGCATATGCTCTTTTTGATGCATCATTTGCCTTTTCAGTTGGACGCTTCATTCTTTTACCACCCATTTGATCGTGACCTTGCTGTGGATTTTTACCTAATTTTGCATAATGATCTGCAGCACTGTAATGAAAAGCTGCAGCTTCACGATGTGCATAATGAGCTTCACTTTCTGTAGGAAACTCCTCTGCATCCTTTTCATGTTGATATGCACGGTCTTCATGGTGTATTTCTTGCCGCCCAGCGAAATTTTTCACATGCTTAATGTCTCTACGACTCAATTCGGCGTCGTGGGGGTGATTGCGAAGTGGATACTTCGCCGCCTCATTAACTTCATTTATAAAATTAGTAAATGTTTTCATTTTAATGGCCTTTATTTTTAATCATTTTTATGTTCTTCCATCCCACCAAGTTTTACTCATTTCACCAATGTCAATGGTGTTAACAGGAGTAGTAACTTTACGTACATTAGTATAAACTTCATGTCCATTTTCTTCTGTACGAACACCACTTGTTTGCTTTAACCACAATAATCTTCGTGATCGTGTGTTAAACGTAGTTGTACCAGGATCTGCCGGCGCATTATTATATTGATAACCAGTGTTATTTGTCATTGTTACCCAAGCCACTTTATCTTCCTTTAATAGCGTTGTGACCACGCTTAGTAAGATCTGATATTTTTTCAGCTGCTTCAACATGATTAGCTTTATGAAAAATACCCTTTCGTTGGCTTGCCAAGCTTCGACCTGGGTTTACTTCACCTGATAGGCCTGAGTGTAGTGCAGCAATCATATTATGTTCACTACTTTTTTCTTTGTCCCCTATAAATCCGTGCACATTCGCAAGACCTGTATGAAACTTGGATAATTCATTATGATGGGTACTAAGAGCATTCAGATGTTTCTGTTCTTTTTCACTATGCATGCCTTCACTATTTTTATACTTATTGTGAATTTTATTAATAGCGTCTGTATGTTTTTTATATACCGATACATGAGGACCTACAAGATGAAGACTACTTACATCTTTGTCTTCTCTTATATTTTGCAGCAAAGAAGCATATGTCGTAAGTCGTTTTTCATTATTATTACTAAACATTTGCTACCTCCCTTTATACTGTTTAATAAATTCTTTGGCCATTGTCACAGCTTCTTTTTCGTTTGGGTATGTATCGAGTTCATCACCATCAATTAAGGTTTTAAATTTATTATGAGCAAGTTTTTGAATAACCACGTTTTTACGGTCAATCTTAAACTTTTTTACTACGCTAGTAGCTTCATGTAAATTAGCTTTTAATTCTTTAAACTTAATCATAAATTTTTCTTCTTATTCGTTATCATACATTCTAGATGCTACATCAATTCTACTCTGTTCGATAGCAGCACTTAACCTATTATTGAGCTCACTAGCAAACATGTCACCAGCAGTGCTATAATCTTCTTCGTCAACCGAAGCTACAATAGCTTCAACTGGATTAATTTCAGGCTCTTCAACTTCATGATTTTCGTCATTTAGTTCATATTCATTTTCAAATTCATCGTCCATTGTATTCTCCACTTATTTACTTGTATTTATACATTTTAAAATTTTAAACCTGTTTATTTAGCAGATTTATGTGTAATGGTTATATTTTGCCCTTGCGCAGGCGGAGCCGCTTCAGGCTCTGGTTCAGGAGCGGGTGGCGGCTGAGCGGCCTGCGCTTCAATTTCTTGTTGTGCTGCCATACCTTGTTGATTAACAAGATCCTCTTGATCATCTTCAACTTTATCTTCTAATTCTTTCATATCTTCTTCAGATAATTTTAAAACATTCCTCATAACCCAATCTTTTGTAAAATATTCACCTACATATTGACTAACCATATCTAATGTTTGTATTCTTTCTTTTAATATTTCAGACTCTTTCAATTCAGCAAAATGATTATCTCTATTATAATCAACTCGAATATCTCTTTCCCATTTTGACCAATCAGCTTCAGTTATAACCTTTTTAAGAACTAGCTGTTTCTTCAGGATTTTAAGAAATAGATGTGAAAATCTGTTGCGCAGTCTATCTATAAACTTCTGAAACTTAACTTCATCTCTACTAATTTCAGTTGAACGGCCAATACTAAATCCATTATTTTCTTGATCTAATCTTTGTAATGGAACATTTAAAGCTTTATATAATCGTTTCTGAAAGTAAATAATATCGTCAATCTGTCCTAGATTATCTCCACCTGGAAGACTAGAAATTTCTGTACTTCTATTACCTTCACGGCGTGGTAACCAAAAATCCTCAAGCATTGACATATGTTTACGATCATCTCTTAAGTCACCAGTATTAGCATCGTATACTAATTTATTACGATATTTAGCCATGATATTTTTCATGTACTCTTCAGCTTTACCCTTTGGAAGGTTACCAACATCGATATAAAAAATTCTTCTCTCTGGTGCTCGAGCTAGTCTATAAATGACAAGCGAGTCTTCCATCATTCTTAATTGATTAACTGGCTTAATAGCTTTTTGTAAATGACTAAGAACTTTTGATCTTTTCTCATCTAATAGTCCGGATGTGACATAACTAATAGAATCTTCAGTAAATTTAACTGCTTGTCTATTTTGTGCTGTATGAACAGACCCAGCTCCACCTTTTCCTGGAGATTCTTGATAAACATAATATTCTTTTACGTTTTCAATTACTTCAGCATTTGTTAGTGGATCTTTTTTCTTTTTAACTTCTTTTACTTTACGCATTTTCGGAGCATCAATAAAACGAATGTCTTGAATGCCCATTTTTTCATTACTTGGATCTACAACTAAGTGATGATAAATTTTACCGTCGACATACCATCTACGAAAGATGTCATGACCATCTTCAGAAAAATTTAACATTCTTAAAATATTTTCGAATTCTTCTGATATTTGTTTTTTAATATTTTCACTGGCTTCAATTTCATCTAATTCTATAGAAACACCAGGACTATCATCATCAATAACAATAGCTTCATTTACAATATCTTCAATAGCAGCATCACATTCTGGATGTATAGCTACACCTCGATATTTCATTACTAATTGATAATTGTCTTTAGATCCACTTCCATCAATATCTACATATTGACCGAAATGACCAGCCCCCGACGCAGTTACATAACCTGCGCCGTCATCGTCTTTTGCTGTGACAATAGATTTTAACTTTTCATCTTTGTCTTTTGATCCAGCTCTTTTTATTTCAAAACCAAAAAGCTTAACTGAATTATCATCTGCCATAATTAATCCTTTAAATATGTTAGTGAGGGGGGAAAGTATTTCCCCCTACACCATTTCAATTAGTACTATTTATTACTCAATTAAGAAGTAACTTTTTGACCACTACCAGCACCTGTGAAACTTTCCCAGTATTGAATCATGAAACTCACGCCGAATTCTTCTACAGTATCGTTGCTACCGTATGCAAGCGCGATTTCAGAAACATTTGTTGGAAAACAACCTCTAAATATGTAAGTATATAGAGTTGATTCGTTTTTATCAAGTTGCTCAACAGTTAAATCAGCTTGATAATCTAATGGTGAAGTAACACCAGTATTTGATTGGTGAGCATTCATTGCATTCATCCAAATTTCCATACTTTTTCTTACTTCAAAATTAGTATCGTTAATGATATTTACTGACCAAGGTTCAAATGTTCTATCGCCAGCCATGTATAACATTCTGCCGCGGTATGGAACAGTAACTGGATTAATAGTAGATGCTGGTAAATTACCGGCATTACACATAAATGATGTTAGTTCAACATCACCAGTCATGATTCTTGGATAAGCAAGCGTGATTTTAAACAGATTGGGACGTGCGCCGCCACCTGCTAATTTAGCTTTAAATTGGTCTACACCTAAAATTGCCATTTTATTCTCCTATCCCTTTATGTAGCCTGACCAACAACTTCTTCAAACGAAACACCGGTGCGAACTGCAACGAAGTTAAGAGTGATGAAGTTAATCGACCGTGCTGGTTTAATAAAGAGACTTGCTACAAATTGATTTGTATCGATAATCTCAGGGCCATTATTAGTTTCGTCAGCAACTAGCCTGAAATCAGTAATACCTCTTCGACCTTTTATATCTCTCAATAATGGTTCAATGATATTTACAAATTCTGCTCTTGTAAATTCGTCATTAAATTCGAATAGAATATTTTTAGCAGCTTCTGCAATGGCTCTTTCGATAACCAAGAAGAGTCTACGAACGTTAATTCTATCAAATGCTGATGGTCTATCTAAGTGTGTTTTATCACCAAATAATAGAATACCGTTTCCTGGCATATTAGTTATTGGATTAATGCCATTTCTATAAAGCTCATCTCTTTGAGATTTATTAGGATTATACGTTAAACCAGTTACGCCAAAATATTGTCCTCTTCGTGTACCGGCAGGTGATACCCAAGGAGCAAAATTATTATCAGTAGCTGCACATAAACCAGCTGTTGAAGATGCTGCAGGAATGTGAATATACTTATCATTGTATTTGTCATACACTTTTAAGAAATTATTATCTACGCTAAGATATGAACTTCTTGTTAAGCTTTTAAGACCAGTTAAGATAGATGCATTTGCTGTTGCTGGACTATTAACAACTCCGGTTCTATGTGGTGAAGCAAAAACCATACAGTCTTTTCTAGTTTGAGCAGCGATTGATGTTAAATGATTAACTAATGTAACGTGATCAGTTGAACTATTTAAACTCGGCGCAATTATAAAATCAATTAAATATTGAGCTGGATCGTTAATCAAATCATAGCATAACTGTAAATCTCCAACTTCCATAGGATCACTATTTTCACCAGTAGTTAGTGTAACAGCAACTGGCGCGCCTAGTTTCATATCACTTGTTGTTGATGCTGCAGCACCAGCACCAGATCCCATACCGGTTGGAAATGTAACCATTCGAATATATTGCGATCTCGTGTTAATAGCATCCACTATATAATTGTTAGTACCATCTGCATTCTGAGCGCCGAGAGCCTGTGAAATATAAGGATATGTTTCTAAAACTGACATTTTAGTTCCAGAAAGTAAACCAGTAGTATCTATAACTGCGACATGAACTTCATCATTTATCCCGCCGATATTTGCGGTATGAGCTGATGTTCCTGGACCAGTGTCAAAGTTATTTTTGTATGCCCAGGCATTAAAGTCGGTGTGATACGCAGCATTACTTGCATCAGCGTGGTTTGATCCAACTATTTCTACTTTTATTGAATTTCCTAAATCACCGGGATATTTTGCGATGAAAGTGTGACCTACTGCTGTAGCTGCAGATATTTGTCCTTCAAAATCTGCATCGTTATCTACTGTAATATCATCTCTTGAACCACCACTCTGAAAAGCATTGACTCCTGTATTTGAATCCATACCTCGGATGACGTATAGGTCGCTTGAATACCTCAGATAATATGAGGCGGTGTGAAAGTCTACTGAAGTAGTATCACTTGGAGTTCCAAATGTAGCTACTAAAGTGCCTTCGTTATTTACGAGAATCGGTTCGTTTACAGGACCCCAACGAAAATCGCCTACCATGACACCTGTAGAAGTAGGTACATTGGGCACGCCATTTGTTAAGTCAATTTCTCTTGTAACTACTGCCGGAGACTCTGATGGTGCATATATTGCCATGTCGTTTCCTTTTTCCAATCTAATTGAATTATAAGTTTCATAATACGGTTTGACACTTCATAAATGTCTATCAACTAGTTATATTTATATACATTTGATTTTAAAGACTTGTACCATCCCAGTCTTGTACTATCCAATTTTGTTCAGGCGCTTCTTCAATTTGCCAGGGGCTTGCTGCTAATGCAGGTGATGTGTTATCTAATCCATCGTCAACAAAGCCCCAATCTAGCACATCATTTTCAATCTCTAACATTCTTTGCTGAAACATTAAATCCCGTATGCTAATATCAGTCATTTCACCAAATGCCGATGTTCCTGCAAAATAACCAAACATAACCAAATTCATAACAATATCATCATGATTTCCATCTGATGCTTCGTATGACGAGCCTCTTGCAGTAAATGTAGAAATTTCTATGATTGTATCTTCATCTACAATTTCAAGTTTATTATTTTCTAGTAAATCTTTAAATGAAGAACATCCAATTCGTTTTACTTTACGAGTCATAAGAATACCAAGCGCATCTGCTTTAATAGCTGATTCAACAAACATATTTTCATATTCTAAATCATGATATAAGCCATTGCACACAACCATACCAGCATCATTTGATTCTATTACAACCATTGCTTGATTGTAGGAATTTGCATACTTATATATAATATTAGGGAAGAGGAGAGGAGAGATAAGATTATTGCGATATACAGCAACCTGCTTAAACGGCTCCGCGCTAATATCGATTACACTAAAAGTGCTATAGTCCTGTCCTCTTCCTTTAGCAACATCAACTAACATCACGTAATTATGATCTTTAATTGGTTCATTATAAACTTTTACATTATCCTTTGTAATTTCTAATGGATCATGTCTTCTTAATTCTAGTAAAGTGTTTGCATTAATAAGTGTATCGCCAGTTCCAAAGAATGTATTACCAAATTCTTGATCAAATTGTATAGGCGAAGTATTTGCTACTGTAGCTTTTTTCCATTCTTCGTCTCTTCCTGGAACGTCCCACCAGTCGACTCGAAATGGAATAAATTCATTTGTTTTTTGTATCGCACCTTCCCAGATTTTATGAAACACATTACCTAAACCATTTGCAGTAGATGTAATAATAACTTTTGTATCTTTACCAGATGACACAACTGGATAAGTTGAGGTATAAAACTCAGAAGCTCTTTCAACAAATGCAAACTCATCGAGATAAAGTAAGTTAACAGACATACCACGAATAGATGATCCTGATGTCGCAGCAGCAACAATTCTTGAATTATTACTAAATTCAATAGATCCTTTATTAAGAGCTTTACATCCAGGCTGTAAAAAGAATGGTAAGTTCTCAAGCATTAGAGTTACTCTTCCAAGCATCTCACGGGCAGTCGCTCCTTTATTTGCCATAACAGCAATAACTTTTTCACTATTAAAAAGCGCAAACCAAAGTAGATACGCCACTGATGAAATAGATTTACCAGATTGCCGGCATGCTAAAACAATATTGAATCTGTGTGTATTAAACTGATTAAACATTTTTTCTTGATAGGGATATAAATCAAATGGAACTAAACCTTTATCAAGGTGAATTACTTTACAATATGTTCTCGCAAAGTATGCAGGATCTTGCATGCATTTAGCATATTCTTTAACTTCATCATTTGTCCAATTAGTAACAACACCATCACGTTTAACATTTGGATTGCCTAAATAAGAATCATTCTTTTCCATCATCTAATCTATCTGTAATATCAATTACGTTATCATCTTTAACAGGGTTATTCATATCTTGTAACATTCTCTGCAAATCTACGGTAGATCCTACAAATAAATTATTTGTTGTACCTTCTGGCGCTGTTACCTGAAGTACGTCTTTTTGATCATATGATTTTTTCTTCTTATGTAAATCCATAAGGCGGTCATTTACATCTGAAACATTTTTAATCATACCAGACACAACTTCAAAGGCTCTTGGATGCTCAAGTGCTCGAGCTACTTCAATCATATCTTCAAGCGCGGTCTGGCCTTTTTCGATTAAATCGTAGTAAGTTCTGCGAGAATAATCAAAATCATCTTCTGGTAAATTGTCTGATTTTTTCCAATCACTCATTTATCTAACTCTTTTTGTTCCGCTTAACGAAGAAGCGGGTCCTGAAGGACTTGATGTAGAAGCTCTTTGTTCAATATCACGCATTGCTTTTGCTTGAGGCGATATTGTAACTCTATCTGGCTGCACTTCACGAGTTTTCTTTGTCTTATTTGGATTATGATTGGGACCATGCGGACCCATCAGTGCGCCTTTCATTGCTCCAATAAATGATTCAGAATTGATATCAATATCTTCTTTTTTAATATGTTTCTTTTTATGATGAATAACTTTTTTTGCTAATTTATTACCAGCCAACCCGCCTACTGCATTACCAACATATCCTCCTAAAGTTGAGCCTACTGCTTTTCCAGCCTTATAAGCAGGATCGAATTCTTTAGTGGTAATATACCTAGTTGGACTCATAGATCTAGCTAAGTGCCCTCCGATTTTACCGCCAACATATGATCCAGCAGCACCACCGCCATATGAACCACCAGCTGCTGTTGCAGCCCGGGCTGCAAAATTAGCTACTTTACCTTCATCTAATGCCGTAGCATATCCTTTAAATGTTAACATTTTATTTTCCTTTACCTAAAGCAGCACGTTGTCTATTCACTATGTTTAATATATCTTGCTTATGTTTAGCTGCATTTGGATGATTTGCAGGTATCGATGTTGCTTTACCATCAACTCCCATAAGAAATGACCCTCCTTTTTTAGAAGTCATTGGATCTCCGGGCTTTGGTGAAGTTACGGGTTTGGCCGCTGATTTGTTATTTTGCGCTAATCTTTTAGCTTTCCATCTGTTAATCGCATTTGGTGATGCATTAATTTTTGGAAAACTGTTTGAAGTTTGAGGTTGAGTAGCTGCAGGAGTTTGAGGTTGAGTAGCTGCAGGAGTTTGAGGTTGAGTAGCTGCAGGAGTTTGAGGCTGAGTAGCTGCAGGAGTTTGAGGCTGAGTAGCTGCAGGAGTTTGAGGCTGAGTAGCTGCAGGAGTTTGAGGCTGAGTAGCTGCAGGATTACCGCCTGTTGTATTATTCCAACCAGGATGTTGTCCTGTTCTAGTATTAGATGGAGGAGTTGGAGGGGTCGGAGGAGTTTGGCTGCTTCCAGTATTTTTAGTAGCTTTGCCTGCTTTTCTTTTCTTTAAAAGAGCTTTCACGCCTTTTTTAGCATATGCATAAGGTGAAGATACTACATCACCTATTTTCGCGCCTATGTCACCACCCAAACCACCGCCAGCAATTGCCCCAGCTCCAAAACCAATAGCATTTCCAATTCCAGGAGCTATGGCGCCTCCAGCAAGACCACCACCAATTCCGCCAGCAAGCCCGCCTGCTGCCATACCTAAACCTCTACCAATTGCTTTACCAACAGGTCCTTCATTTAATTCATTAGTTTTTAGTTCTTCTCTTAATTGAAAATATGTTTTCATTGTGATGAATCTCCGTAATATTCAGTAACGGTAGTAAAACCGAAATCACTAAACGGTGTTGCGTTAGCTGGGTTAGGTGTTGTAATTTGTTTAACATATAATCCATCAGAATCTGCTCCAGATGTTAATAATGAAGCTTTATCTATATGAACATCAGTAGTTGCTGATTTAATAACTTTAGATCTTCTAATAGGCCCATGAAAATTAACTCTCATTCCAAAATCTAGTGTATAAATTATAGTTCTTCTTTGTTCTAATGATCCTTCAAAATCGTCTTGAAAATTAACGGATTGAAGAGTAATAGGAACATCTTCCTTTATG